GAGGAGCAGTAACAGCTACGTTACCATCGTCTCCATCTGCTGGTGATATCGTTGCGTTTAAAGATTATGCAGGAACTTTTTGTGCTTCTTGTAAAGCTTTTACAATTGGAAGAGGTGGATCTAAATTAAATGGATCTTGTGCTGATTCTATAAGAAATACAAAAAATGAAAGTCTTACATTAATTTATGTAGATGGAACAAAAGGTTGGGTGCCGGTTGAAGAAGGCACAGGATTTATTGGAGAATCTTTTTTGTGTGCAACTGGTGGTAACGTTGTAGTTACATCTGGAAATTTTAAAACACACATTTTTACAGGTGATGGAGATTTTGTAGTGAACTCTGCAGCAAGTGGTGCACCTAATAATGTTGTTGATTATTTAGTGGTAGCTGGTGGTGGTGGAGGTGGATCAAACAACTACGGTCCTCCAAGAGGTTCAGGTGGTGGTGGAGCTGGTGGTATGAGATTTTTTTCAACAGCACCAGGATCAAATCATCCTATAAATAATTCAGGAGCTAGTCCAAATACTACAATAACAGTTTCAGCTCAAACTTATCCTGTAGTAGTAGGAGCGTTTGGGGCAGGTGCTCCATCTGGTAGTCCAGACTCAGGCTCAAAAGGAAATAATTCAAGTTTTAGCACGGTAACTTCTGCTGGTGGTGGAGGAGGAGGTGGTCACTGTAATATGGCTTGTAGAGACGGTGGCTCAGGGGCTGGAGCAAGAAATGCAGTTTGTGGTGGATCTGGTAATACACCTCCAGTCGCACCTCCTCAAGGTAATGATGGAGGAGATGGTGGAGCAAGCTCTGGAAACTACAGAGGAAGCGGTGGTGGAGGAGCAGGAGGAGCAGGCACAGATGGTGATACTTCTAGTCCTGATTATGGAGCAGGAGGAGTTGGCGCTTATATCGCTGATCCATTCATAGGACCAACGGCACCTAGTTATGGAACTCCAGGACCAGAGGGATCAACAAGATATTTTGCAGGTGGTGGATCAGGATCACCAGGACCAGGATCTACTGTAAACGCGCCCCCTGGTGGCGGAGGTGGAGCAAAAGGAGCTACTGGCACAACTAATACAGGCGGTGGCGGTGGAGCTAATAGTCCAGGTTCAGGAGCAAATGGTGGTAGCGGAATTGTAATGATAAGGTATAAATTTCAATAATGAGTATAATTAAAGTAAACGAGATACAAAAAAGAACAGGAAGTACACTTACACTAGGTGGCGCTTGCACAGCTGTAACTTTAGCTAGCGGTGCTACGCAATCAGGGTTTGGCAGAACTGGAACTGTGGACTGGTGTACAACAGCTAAGACATCTCCTCTCACTGCTGAAAGCGGTAAAGGATATTTTGTTAATACATCAGGGGGTGCTGTTACAGTTACATTGCCTTCAAGTCCATCTGCTGGTGATATTGTTTCAATTAAAGATTACGCTGGAACTTTTGATGACGCTTGTAAAGCTGTTACAATAGGTAGAGGTGGATCAAAAATTAATGGATTATGTATAGATGCAACTTTAAATACTGAAGGAGATTCAATAACGTTAGTTTATGTAGATGGCACAAAAGGTTGGTTAAACATTCAAACAGACGACACAGTTGTAGGAAACGCACACATTGCAGCAACTGGTGGATGTGTTGCTACTTGTGGTAATTTTAAAGTTCATACTTTTAACGCTGATGGAAATTTTGTAGTTTCAAATGTAGGACAGCCTTGTGGTTCAACTACAGTGGAATATTTAGTAGTAGCTGGTGGAGGAGGCGGTGCCTCTGGAGCTGGTGGAGCTGGTGGCGGCGGTGGCGGTGGTCATAGATCAAACTTCCCATCACCGGCAACTGGAGGATTACCTGTTTCAGTTCAAAGTTATCCAATATCGATAGGTGGTGGAGGTGCTGGTGGTCCAAATCCAGGTCCAGGTGGATATTCAGGAGTAACTGGTGTTAACTCAGTTTTTTCAACAATAACCTCAGCAGGAGGGGGCGGTGGTAGAGAAGCGCCGGGTGGTAATAATGGAAATGGCGGTTCAGGTGGCGGTGGTAGTTATCAAACCACTTGCGGTGGTACAGGAAATACACCTCCTACATCAGATCCAGCAACTCCAACTCAAGGAAATAACGGAGGAACTGCTGCGCTTATAGGTTCAGGTAACACTAGCGGTGGTGGTGGCGGTGGAGCAGGCGCTGTGGGACAACCAGGTCCAGCGAGTCCAAACGCAAGAGCTGGAACAGGTGGATGTGGAGCAGCAAACTCAATAACTGGATCATCAGTCACTAGAGCGGGAGGTGGTGCTGGACACGGACAAGAAAGTAGTGCTAATAGAACAGGAAGTGGTGGACCAGGCGGTGGAGCAGCTTCTGGTGCAAATGGAACGGATAATCTTGGTGGTGGTGGCGGTAGCAATGCCCCAGACGGTGGTAATGGTGGTAAAGGAGTGGTGATAATAAGGTATAAATTTCAATAGTTGAATGGTATTTAAAATTAATATATAAGGAGAAACATTATGGCACATTTTGCAAAACTAGGAATAAACAGTAAAGTTATAGCAGTCCACGCAGTGGATAATAAAGACTTACATAATGCTGATGGTATTGAAGAAGAACAAGTGGGAATTCAGTTTTTAGAAAGACTTCACAACTGGCCTCTTTGGAAACAAACATCTTATAATACTAGAAATAATAAACATTCATCAGGTGATGACTCTAAAGCATTTAGAGGTAATTACGCTGGCATAGGTTATATCTATGATGAAGATAACGATATTTTTTGGCCTCCAAAACCTCATGCTAGTTGGGTAAAAAATACTACAACAGCTGTATGGCAATCACCAATAGGTGATGCGCCTGAGTTGACTGAAGAACAAATTAACACACATTATTACGTGTGGAATGAATCAGGTCAATCCTGGGATCTAACGGAGATACCATCATAGAATAATTTTATGCAGAAGGTGGTGCTGTCAGAGATTAGTTTAATTCATGGAGATGTGAAAACTCCAAAAGGTTACGAAATCAATCGTAAAAAAATAAAAAATATTATCTTAGATTCTTACGTCAATGAAGATAGGATCAGTAATAACAAACTAGATTATTCTTATAACGATTATAAAGTTACATATTGCCAAGAATTACAATGGCTAAAAGATTACATAAGAGATCATTATCAATTAGAACATAACTACTCTTTAATTCCTAAAATAGATTTTGGAGTTGTTTTAGATTCAAATCAAACATCTTATATTAGAAATAATGTAGATCCTGTAGATTTAAGAAATGCACCAGATTACACTTGTGTCTATGGTGTAGACGTTAATGGTGATTGTAATCTTGTTATAGAATATAATGATAATAGAAGAGCTGGAAGAACTTGGCACGTACCCTTAAAAAACAACAAATATTATATTTTTCCGTCCACACAGAGATATTTTTTCACACCTAATAAATCAAGTAAACTTAATATAATACTAACATCAACTTATGAATATATCTAATCACTATTGGTATTTTGAATCTGTTATTCCTGAGAGAATATGTGACTTAATAGTAAAGTATGGAAAATCAGAAAAACAAAAAGAACACATGGCTATCACAGGTGGTTACGGTAGGGACAGAGATTTAGATAAACAGCCTTTGACAAAAGAAGAGATAAAAGACTTACAGAAAAAAAGAGACTCTAATATAATTTGGATGAGTGACCAATGGATATATAAAGAAATACATCCTTACATTCACATGGCAAATAAAAACGCAGGTTGGAACTATGAATGGGATTGGTCAGAAAATTGTCAATTTACAATATATAGAAAAGGACAATACTATGATTGGCATTGTGATAGTTGGGATAAACCTTATGCACAAGAGGGACCAACAAAAGGTAAAATTAGAAAATTATCTGTTACCGTGAGTTTAACAGATCCAAAAGAATACGAAGGTGGTGAGTTGGAATTTGATTTAAGAAATTTAGATCCTGACAAGAAACCAAACATTCACGTATGTAATCAAATATTACCAAAAGGCTCGTTGGTTGTATTCCCATCTTTCGTATGGCATCGAGTCAAACCAGTAACAAAAGGAACAAGGCATAGTCTAGTAATATGGAATTTAGGCTATCCATTTAAATAATATGAAACAAGGCGGAAGTAGTAATCAAATAACAGGACATGTAGATTTTAAATCTGCATTTCATTTCTCATCACCAATATGGATCGCACAGGCACCCATGTTTTTAGATAAAACAATAAAAGCAACGGATAAACATATAAAGAAAGCAAAAGTAATATTAAAAGATAAAATGAAAAATGATCCTAAATGGAAAAAGAAGATTGGATCTTTTGGTTTATCTTATCACAGTGAAAGTTTTTCTAATGATCCTGAAGTGAGTGATTTAGTTCAGTTTATAGGTCAAAGATCTTATGAATTTTTAGATTGGTGTGGTTATAATATGCAACACCACAGTTTACATTTTACAGAATTTTGGGTGCAAGAGTTTAGCGAAAAAGGTGGAGGACATCATGATACTCACGTTCATTGGAACCAACATGTGTCCGGATTCTATTTTTTAAAATGCAGTGAAAAAACATCTTATCCTGTTTTTCATGATCCTAGACAAGGAACAGAAATGACAAGGCTGCCTTTAAAAGATGGAAGTAAAGTAACTATGGGTCAGGGTCTTATAAATTATCACCCTAAACCAGGAACTATGATTATATTTCCCGGATATTTACCACATCAATTTACAGTTGATCCTGCACTAGAACCTTTTAGATTTGTGCATTTCAACATAAAAGCAGTAGAAACATCAATATCAAAAGAAAGGAGTATGAAGAATGAGCTTCAAAAAAAATAAATATTGCGTAATTAAAGAGGCAGTGCCAAAACAAATAGCAGAATTTGTTTACAATTATTTTTTAATGAAAAGACAAGTTGCAAGAACTTTGTTTGACAAAAAATATATTTCAGAATTTACAGAGGAGTGGGGAACGTGGGCAGACCGACAGATACCAAACACTTATTCTCATTACGCGGATATAGCTATGGAAACTTTGTTACTTAGAACACAACCAATTATGGAAAAGAAAACAGGGTTAAAATTAAACCCAACTTATTCTTATGCTAGAATATATAAAACAGGCGATATACTACACAGACACAAAGATAGACCAAGTTGTGAGATATCTACTACGATAAATTTAGGTGGAGATCCTTGGCCTATATATTTAGAGCCTAAAAAAAATGTG